CTTTAACTAATAAATGTATATTCACCTGTGATGATGAATTTGTCTATATGATTAGAGAACACCAATATCACTAGAATCTTCAATCTGCCAGTAATCATAATTAAAAGTTACTGTGTATGTTTCTAGCGTATCTGTAGTATCCCAATCAAGATCTATTGTTCCAACTGAAGTTGGAAATAGATTTACAAACTTATATGCACGAATAGCAAGCTCTTCTGGACCTTTACTGAATTGTCTAACAATGGCAGTAGCCTGATAGTCTGCTGGGCGAGAAGTTACACCAGAGTTTCTGATGTTAGTCTCGTGACCATTTATAGCGGCCATCCAGTTTTCCATAGCTTTTCTAATAGCAAAGTCTTCATCATTTATTACAGTTATATCCCAGCTATCAAAAGTTCTATCTCCAGCAACTTTAACTTTTCTGCCAAAGTATCCAACATCTATAAAGCCTAGTGTGCTGGCTGGTAGTGAAGTAGCTTTAGCTAAAAAAGCAACTTTTCTTTCTATAGTTGGTGCTGGAAGACCTGTAGCATCAGGAATTCCATTGTTTACTGGATCAGAAAGAGTAGCTGGAAGGCTTAACTGAACTTGAAACAGAGATGGTCTAGCACCTCCGTAAGTCAGTTGATTCTTAAATTGATTTACATTAAATGTCATTTCTTAAATCTCCCTAAATATCTTTGTAAGTATTTATTTACGCCCTTCCGACTATTTCAGAGAAATCGACACCAGTTCTAACAGCAATAAAGTTTAACTGAATAAAATTGATTGCTCTAGCTGGTTTGATGTAAATATCTCCAACAAACTCATTTCTATCAATGACTTCTGGAGTGTTATTTGTTCTATCACAAACAACTTTGAAGTCATATATTCCACGTCGCCCTTGAACATCTCTCAAGAATGGTTCAACAAGATTTCTAAACTGCTGTCTAGTAAATTCATCGTTGAATTCAAAAAGCATATATTTTGCTGCCCTTGAGATGGCTTTTTCAAGAACAATGAACAATCTGCGAACATTTATTCTATCAAATGCACTAGGCTTAGCTTGCAGTGTTTTGTCTCCAAAAAGAAGAGTTCCTTGTCCAGGTGTTGAAATAACGGGATTGATGCTATTGAGATACAAGTCATCCCTCTCAGCTTTGTATGGACTGTAAGCAAGTTTAATAACATTTTTAACAAGACCTCTGTTATATCCAGCAGGTGACCACCAAGGATCTTGATTAACATCAGTACGCACACATATTCCAGCAATATCTCCATTTAGAGGTAGCCATCTGAAAGTATCATTGTACTTATCATACTGATATTTCCAGTTATTATCCATTACTGCATATGATGTAGAAAGATTAAGACCATTCTTAAATGCTATTGTGTCTACGACTTCATTTCCAGCATTGTTTACAACATCAGCTCTTTCAGGCGAAAAGAACGCAACACAATCTAAACGAGATTCGCAAATATTGCTAACTACATAGTTGATTGTTGCTGTGTTTGCTTCTCCGAGAAGAACGAGTGAAACATCAACTTTCTCAGCATCTCTAAACAAGTCATATCCGAGAAGTCTAGCAGAAAGAAATTCTGTTGTAGATGTATCATTTCCATCAACTCCACCGCCAAGGCTTTCTGTAGTTGGAGTATGATCTGTATCCCCCACAAGAGGAGTATAGTCTGTAGCTGAAGCAACATTATTTCCCCATGTTGAGCCAGAAATATGATCTAGCCATCTAACATACTGAGATGTCTTATTAATAACATCAGCGTAATATATTGAAGTTCCATCAGAAGATTTTGCATCAGATGCTTTAGATACGAAATCATATTTTTCTATAACAGTACCTTTGATTCCGCTTATAAGACCATCTTCGTCTACTACTACGATATGCATCTCATCTCCAGAACCGCCAGCGTCAGCAACAGGATCAGATGTTCCTGGAGCTATTCCGAATGTATCAGCATATTCCCATTTAGCAGTTAAAGTTCCTGCTGTAATATCAGTTTCTAGTGCAACGCTTACTGTAATAGTATCATTTTGTGAATCTATTGCTGTTACAATTCTTTCCTGATTAGTTGAAGCATGTTTGATAATAGAACCTACAACAACTTCTTCTTCTGGACTAGCATTTGTTCCAGTTAGAGTTGTGCTTCCAGCAGTTCCAGCATATGTTCCGCTCATGGTCTTAGTGAATTCTTTAGCACTAGCACAAACAGAAACTTTGAGTGTATTTCCCAATACTCCAGGAAATCTAGCTACCCAGTGACCAGAGTTTCCTTGTCCTGAATCATAGCTTGCTTCATAATGATCATCATTTTTTACCAATAATCCACTTCCGTCACTTGTTGCGTTTTTAGCAACAGTCTCTTCTGCAACACGAACTAGACGAAGTTTGTCACCGTAAGCTAAAAAGTTTGCGGCCGTAAAGAATGATGTTGCAGTATTGTTATCTGGCTTACCAAATCTTCTAACTAAAAGATCTTCGTTTCCCACTAAAACTACTTCATTTAGTGGACCCCATGTGAAAGCTCCTACAAAAGCGCCGTCTGTTGTAGATACAGAAGGAACAATAGTTGTGAGATCCTTCTCAGTTACTACTACTCCTGGCGATACTTGAAATCCCATGTTTTTCTCCTATTATATGTTAAGAATACCAGTTTAATTTTGGCAGTTTTCTTTTGCTTTTATATTTATTAAAAATCTATTCTCTATTTATTTATTTTGAATCATATTTGGCAGACAACCAATCATAAAAACTAATTTCTTCTTCATTTGAGGCTTCTTCCCAAACTGTCCCCTCTGAGTCTGTAAATGTGTTTTTTTCATTCCCATCACTTATATATCCAAATGGCAAAATCTCTTCGCTCATACTCTCAATTTTCTCTTCTGCTATTTTAGCTCTTACATTAGTATTAGTAAGTTCTTTAAACATAGCTTGAGTTGTTAGCCAAGAAAAAGATACTAATGTCATAACTAGATCATCATGACATCCTGGCTCTGCTGAGTAAGTTGTATAATTTGATACAAAAGATGTAAGTTCTGATATTATGTTGTAATCTTCTATTATTATTTTATTAGTTTCTATAAGACTCTTTAAGTTTGAACAGCCGATTGCTTTTATCTGTTGAGTCATTTTTAGACCCAATTTTGCGTTCTTTTTAAATCCAGCAGAAATTCTTTGCCCACCTCTTCCCATATTTGTCGTTGAAAATATGTTCTCATACTCCATGTCTTTATGAAGAAGCTCTGCCACTTGAAGACCAATCGAGTTTGTTTCTATAAGAGCATGTGCGTCATTATAAGCTCTAGCCACATTTACGATAACTGAAGGATACAACATTGGAGAAATTCTATTATTGTAATATTTTGCAACAACTTTGTAAGGAGTAGATGTGACATCAATAACAGTAAATGCTGAATAGTCTAAGTTTTGTCCTTCGGCAGTATCAACTGAAATTACATAAGTGTGATTTTCTTTGGGATCTTCATAAACATCTAAATACTCGTTTACTCTTCTTAGTGGTTCTTTCCAAGCCAGCGTTGTAAGTTTTGTTGCCGATACTAAAGTATTTGAAGTTCCAAGAAATGAGCAACCAAATTCTTGATCAAACTTTTCTTGACCCAACTGTTTTATCTGATCTTCTGCCCAAGAATCATTTCTTCCTGGAACAACAGACCAATGAGCTTCTATTGGCTTATACAAATTTCTTCCTTTTATGGCATCTGTCCAATATCTATAGAAGAGATTCATCCCGTTGGGGGTTGATACCATAATTACTTTAGTAGTATTACCAGATGATATTGTTGGGTATACTGATGTAATAAACTCTTCAGCTATATTTTGAGGCACGAAAGCAAACTCATCAAGAAAAATTACATTGTAAGTATTACCACGAGCAGAAGATGATGCAGTAGCGGCAGCAATTATTTTTGAACCATTTTCAAGTTCTATAGAGCCTTTATTCCATGCAACAACCCCCTGTTGCATCCACATAGGGATATATTCATATGCTAATTTAAGTTTAGATAAAATGTCTCTTGCAGTTGCCGCTTTGTTTGCCAATATTGCAATATTCTGCATTGGACCAAATAAAACTGTCCACAAAATATAAGCAATAGTTACAGTTGATTTTCCAACCTGACGTGGAAGTTTAGCTATAGTGAATCTATTATCTATATATGATGTCAGCAATTCTTTTTGAAACGGATATAGATCAAAAGGTACTAGACCCCTATCTACATGCACGATTTTCATATATCTCTCAATGAAATATATTGGATCTTGAGCGCATCTAATTCTTTCTTCTATTTGCTCTTTAGTGAATATGAAGTCTACCCCAGGACCTTTTAGATTTGGATTTCCTTTATAAAATCTTAACCCATCTGGAGTTATTTGTTTAATATCACTAGAATCACTCATTTGACTCATCAATTTTTTTCTTAGTCATATTTGCTATGATTGCATCTAATTGAGCAGTGTTTCCCACAAACAGATTATTATTAACAACTTCTGGCGATTTACTACCAGTCATTGATTCAATTTTACTCTTATCTTTATGTATACTCATTAAATCTTTTTGAGCATTTGCTATTGTGTTTACCAATAGAGATACAACTTCATACGCTCTAGGATGTTGACTTTGATCTGCTATTTCAACTAGATTATTCAGAGCATCAATAGATCTTTCAGTTATAGTATATAGATTGGTTCTTATATAGTTATAATCGGTTTTTAAGTCATCTTGAGATTCTATCACAATTTCTTTAGTGTTCACTGCGGCAGAATTTGACTTCACGCTCTGAAGTTCTTGCTTAGTATTAGATGCTGAGACTTCTGCTTCATTCACAAGTTTATCATAATCAATCTCTATGCTTTCTGATATGATTTTTAAATCTTCATCGTTAGCAACAAAATCAAAGTCTAATGCATCATCTTTTATATCATCATCAATCATTCACAATCCTCATATTGCATTATTTTATAGTTGGCGCATATACTTTGCTATTAGTATCTATAATCGGAATAGATAATCTATGAGTAGTTGGAACATCAATTCCAGTGTCTGGATATCTAACTTTATTATCATTAAAAAGCTCAACTGTTTCTATATATCCAAATTCATCAGTAAATTTAGAATCTGAAGGATCAATTACTGTTGTACTTCTTATGACTCTAGGTATTATTTGTCTTTGTAAAGGATCATCTAAATCAGCAGAGATAGAAGATGCATAAGTGTCAATAATTACCTTATCAATAAGCTCTCTGCTCATTATTGGTCCGTAGAACATCGCCTTTGCTTCAAATGATAATGTCCATACAACTTCTCTTCTACTTACCCAATCATCACTATAGCTATCACTTAAATCTACAGACTGTAAGATAATAGGCATATCATCTTTATAGTTAAGCTCTGGAATACTGTTTATTGTCACAGTAAATGCTGGAGTAAACCAAGGAACAATTTGTTCAAATATTTGATTAGCTTCATCAATGTATTTTGACATAATAGAAAGTTCCATTCCTATGTTATAAGGAACTCCATTATATTGATGATTTATTAGTTTATTTGTATCTTCTTTAGATGATATTTGTCTCTTTATTGTATTAAGTTTTCTAGAAGAATCATAGG